GACCTCCTTTTCTCCATACAACCCATCGGTTACTACAACCCGCTCCATCAGGCGAAGCTGGCTCAGTTGCTGCTGTCCATCCTTCAGTTCAGTGCGCCAGCCTAAGATGTCACGCGGCGTATAACTGCACCAATACGGTCTTCCGTTTTCACCACTAGCAGGTGCATCCACAAGCACGCCAACATGCCCGTAACGCACCATCTTGCGTGCGGTTTCATAGGTCCAGACGTTAAGGTCGTTACCTAAAAGGTCTACGTCAAATAGCTGTTCGCGGACCAGATCAGATACATCGTTTAATCTGACCGGCTTGCGTGTCAACATGCCAGCCAGCATCCGCTCTAGCCGAACGTAATACGGTGCAAGAACAGAGCGAGCAAGCCTGTTGTCGTAACTTTCGTCTAGCTCGCGTGGTTCCTGCGGAAGGTAACGGCGATGGCGGCGCCTCATTTCGTAGGTGCCGCCGATCAGGTCTTCAATCAGAACCCAGTGAGGTTCTTGATTACGCCAAGCTGCGTTAGGATCATTGACCTGCGCGACGCGACTGGTCAGTTGGCGGTCATAGTGCTGAAAGCCGGAGTACACCAGATTTATCGCGCAGGCTATGGATCAGTTTAAGCAGCGACTGGTTCGCTAACAGCAGCGGACAAGGTTACGGACTTGCCGCGTACTTTGATCTCAAACTCATCGCCAGGCTTAAAGCCCATTTCCTGAACGTAGCCTTCACCAATGGACAGTTTGCCGTTGAACTGCACTTTGGTTTTGTAGGTGAGGCTGCGACCACGCTTAGCGGCAGGCTTTAGATCAAAGCCCTTGGCTTCAAGCAGTGCCTCGTAAAAGGAGGTAAAGCAGAGCTTGTCGTTTTTGACGTAGCCACACTCGCGGACGAGATCAGACTTGTTCATGTCGCCACATTCTTTGACTTTGGCGATGAGTTCAGAGCCGGTGAGCATTAGTAGTGTAAAACCGGGACGCTAATGACTATAGCTCAAGTCGTCAAGAGCGGCATCGACAAGTGCGCAAAAATCATTAACGCAGCAGGCATGGCATACAGTCCTGCCATCCTCAAGTTGCCAGCCATCAGGCGGTCCTTTGTCTTGCCCGATAGGACCGCCACAATCAGCGCAAGTCATGCCCAGTGCTGGATAAGGGTAATTGCGTCAGCGCGGAAAGTAGTAGCAACTTCACGGATCAGTTGGCGGGTGATCTGGGTGCCAGCACGCTTGAGATCCATCAGGCGGTTAGAAGCGCGACCAAAAGCCAGTTCACGCTCAGCGCGGATTTCCTTGGTGATCTGCTGACTGGTCTTGCCGCTGTTGCGTGCGGCACAAGTGCGGCCAAAGTGGACAAGCTCACCAAGATCAGACTGCATCAGGACAGTTGCCTTGAGGTTGGTGCGTCCGCAGCACTCACAAGTAGTGATGCTGTCGTCGGTGCAGATAGCGGTGTAGGTCATTGCGCGTTGGGCGGTGCCGGTCTTGCCGGCGATGTGAGAACTATACACCATCCGGGCGGAACCGGGGTGATTTTAGTAGAGCCTTACACCAGTTCCTCGTCCGGCACCAGCGTGGAGTGGGTTGAACTCGCGCCATACGAGGTAGCCGAGGGCGTCATTCATGTGGTCATGCCCGGCATCCTTATCAGGATCGCCCTTTTCTGTGTAGCACTGGAGTTCTAGGCATTCGATCAGGCGTTTGCAGGTATGGCTGATCTGTAGGCGCACCTGCCCTTTGCCGTTTTCTAGCAATGCCTGGACAGCGGCTACGCGATCACGCACTGGTGGGTTTGCCCGTGGTGACTGGTTTGACATGCCATAGCTTTCAAGGATCTGGATATCGGTTTGACTGGCGTTGGTGCTGCGGTTACCACCGGAGGCGTCAGGGTAAATGTAGATCCTGCGGTCTGGGTAACGTGCTTTAATCTGCTGCGCTAGGGCATCGGTGTCGTGAGCACCGCTGATTTCGTCGATTATTAGCAGGTTGCTGCCGAGCTTGACGCCAATGATGGCGGACATGTTGCCAACGTTAAAGTCAACGCCGATGCGTAGCGGTTCGCGGTCAGTGTCTGGCAGGCCACTGATGACGTGCTTGGCGCGGTCAAAGCGGTCGTAGATAACGCCAGTGGTGAGGTTGACGAACTCACCTTCTAGGTAAGCCTTCAGCAGATTGGGGTCGTAGTTTGCTTCTAGACGCTCGATGAAGTCCGGCGGCAGGTGTGGGTTATCTGCTGATCGCATCTTGATCAGCTTGCGATCATCGCGGTCTTTAGCCTGCTCGCTGCCGAAGGTGGTCCACATCCAGCGGAAACCTTCTGGTGTGGATGCTGCACCGAATTGACGGACGTTGCCAGCGCGTAGGCGGCCAAGGATTTTGGGAAATGCCTTGTTGGCAATGCTTGGCGTTACGGTGTCGATCTCATCAGCCAGCACCCAAGCTAGGTTCAAGCCGATGATGCGTGACCAGTTCTCGAAGCTACGGCACAGGATCTTGGTATCACCGCCTGGCAAGTGGAGCATGTATTCAGGAAGCGGCGATGCCCTAAAGGTGTACGGGATGTCGTACGCCTCTAGAAATTGCTCGAAGTCGTTTTGCCAAATATCACGGATCAACGGTCCAGTGGGTTCCATGACTGCACCGATGAAACCTTGATTAGCGGCTGCGAGCATTACGGCTTTAGCGCATAACGCTCGCGTTTTACCTGCGCCGTACCCTGCGCTGATGCCGATGATCTGCGTTGCGGTGTCGTCTACAAAGGCAAGCTGGCCAGGGTGAAGGTCATCACGGATGCGAGTGATTACACCGGATACGTCGATATCACCAGTGCCACGGTTTAGCTGTTGCAGCACGCTGCCGGTTGGTGCAGCAGCAAGGATGCTCACGAGCAAAGCTGCGCCAGCTTGGCAGCGGTGTTAATGGCACCTAAGGCGATGTGATACTGCCCAGCACGACGTGCTTCCATCTGCAAGGTGCTGCATTGCGACAGCAGATCAGCGATCATCTGCGGGCGTTCGATGTCCCAGTCAGCCTTGAGCATGTCCCGCGCCATGGACAGGTATTTGTCACATGAACGCTCACCAACCCCCCAGTTTTCGGCAGCAAAGCGAACACAGTCTGATCTGCGCCCACCATTGGCGATGATGCGTGCAAACTTTTGAGCACGCTGTTCGGTTTCTGCTTTTGTGCCTCGTTCGGTGGCCATCAGGCGGCCTCCCTTTGTTCCTCAAGGATAGCTTTTTTGCCGGTGAAGTCCTCCCAGCGTTTGATAATTACGTCGCAGTATTTAGGTTCCATCTCCATCATGCGGCATTTACGGGCAAGGTCTTCACAGGCAATCAGAGTGCTACCGCTGCCGCCAAATAGGTCAAGAACCACTTCGCCTTTTGCGCTGCTGTTGTTGAGAGCACGCTTGATCAGGTCTTGAGGCTTGAGGGCTGCGTGCATTCCTTGCTTTGGCTCTCTAGAACATTGCCAAACGTTCACATCGCTAATCTGCCTGTCTTTGGAGACTGCTGCGGTAGCAGTAATCGAGATGCCAACGTTAGCGCAAACGCCAAACATGATCAGCTCATGTTGTGAGCGATAGGCCTGCCCTAATGCACCATGCCCCTTGTCCCAAACAATCATGTTTTTGATGGTCAATCCTGCTCCCGAATAGCTATCCATGACAGCAGCCCAGCTTTTCCAGTCAAGACAAGAATAAAAATGCGCTCCTTTCTTTGCGGCAAGGAAGATTCCTTTGCCGATGTCTCTAAAGAATGGACGAATCATTTTATCGTCCGCAACGGTCGTTCCCGTACTGTTTCCAAATAGGGCATAGGGCGGGTCAGTGAACACCATGTCGGCCTTCTTGCCGTCCATAAGGCGTTCGACGTGCTGCGGGTTGGTGCTGTCGCCGCAGAGGAGGCGGTGGTTGCCGAGAATCCAGAGGTCGCCTGGTTTTGTGATTGGTTCCTCTGGTGGTTCTGGAACGTCGTCTGGATCGGTGTTACCTTCTGCGGTTTCTAGGACTTCAGCAAGGAGTTCGTCGTCTTCAAACCAAGGGGATAGATCGTGCTCATCGCTGAGCTGACGCAGCATCTCGTTATCCCATTCGCTGAGATCGCTTGAGCGGTTATCAGCGATGGCTAAACCTACCTTTTCGTCTTCGCTTAAGCCGGTACGACGCACTGCGATGAGTTCATCGCCTTCTGCTTCGATGATGCGTACTTTGTCGATGCCAGCTTTTTTAGCGCCTTCGACGGTGCCGTTACCGGCAAGGATTCTGCCGTCTTCGTCGATGACGATGGAGCGTGCAGCGCCGTAGCGTTTGAGCGATTCAGCGATGAGGGTAGCTGAACGGTCAGTACGCTTACGAGCGTTTTTATGGTCAGATTTTAGGTTATTGATTGAGGTCACGCAGAGCGTATGGTGATGCGTGCTGGAATTGTATCAAGAACTGGCTGAGTTGTTAAGTAGGCGGAGTTGGTTGATTTTGGGTTCAACTAGGTGGTGAGAGGAAACGGTGCCGCAGGTTTGACCGATGCAGACGCGGACGCAGCCATCAGACAAGTTTTCCAAGGTCGGCTGGACGGATGTAGCGGCAGATTCGATCAGGGAATTCAGGCGGTCTCTGGGGGTCATGGCGCTGGTGGTAAAGGGCTAGGTAGTAGTCATCCAGCAGTTTGAGCATTTCCTGCGGTGTGGCTTGTGGTGGTTTGCGTTTGGGCATTGGCGGTGGGGTTGTAGACGGTGTTGAGGACTGCTGCGGCGACAGCTTCGATGATTGGACGCGGTGCGCAGCCACAGGAGGCGCTTAAAGCGGCCTGTACGGCGCGGTGATAGGCGTTAAGGGTCAGAGGCGGCATAGAGCCCTTGGAGCCTGTCGCAGGGTCTCCTAGGGCGCGTAGACGCATGAGGGTTGAGCGATCCATGCCAAGGGCTTGCGCTTGACGGGTGATGTGAGCGTTTTCGGCAGCGGTAAGGCCGACTTTGACGGCGGTGCGTTTTTCGCTCATATCTCAGTAGGGAAGCGGGGTTTCGGCTGGTTCAGGCTGGAAGTCCCTTGGATCAGTGACCTGAACGTGCGGGTTGGCGTAATGCTCAGGATCGCGTAGCAGGTTGCGGTAGCTGCTGGGGTTTAGGTGCCCTGGTGATGGGGTATCGAGATCTTCCAGCGTGCAGCGGCCTGCAGCGATGAGGCGTTCTAGGAGCTGACGGGCACCGTGCTCGGTGGACAGGCGCTCTAGGCGTTTGATCGCCATCAGGAAAATGCCTCCTGCCGTTGGCGCTCCTCTTCAGCCCAAGGGTGACGCACGAAGCGCCCGATGGGATTTTTGACGCCGGGCGTTTGGACTGGTGGGCAGAACGTGCAGTAGTAGCCCTCGCTGTCGTACATGCCGATGGCGTTCTCGCTGCTGACCGGGCTGTAGTGGAAACGTGGATCGCCTAGCTCGGTTTCAGCAAAGTTCTGGGAGCCAGCGAGACGATACTGGGTTTTGGGGCTGATGCGTTCTTTGTTGTCAAAGACTTGGTGGACGTACTTGGTGCGGTTGTCGTAGTCGAAGAGTTTGAGCGACATCAGAAGGTGTAGGTGTCGTGGTTGATCATGTCTGGGTTGACCGGGCGGTCATGGACAGTGGCGTAACGCTCGTCGCGTAACCAGCGGAAGCAATCGGGCAGCGGTGAGACGAAGCTGTCGCCTGCTGCGTGCTGGTAGGCAATCTCAGCTTCCAATGCTTCAACGATGGTGTCAGGCGATTGGGTGCGGATCGTCTTCTGCCACTGAGCAAGGGCTTTTGGTTTGGACAGCGAGGTAGCGCGTATGGGTGCCGAGCGGTACAGATCCCAGAAGCGTTCAAACGCGTCATCGCCTTTCGTTTTTGCCCTGCGCTGAACGGGCTCAAACTCTGCTGCAAACTCGCTTTGCAGCTTTAAGAGTGGGTTGTTGTTACTGGGTTCTTGTTCAGGTGATCTTGTTAGTGGAGCATTTTTGCTCCGGGTAGGTGGGGCATTTTTGCCGGGGGTACCCGGAGCATTTTTGACCCGGGTCATTTTTGACCTAGGTTCTTTTTGCTCCAGGTTCTCCAGCTTCATCCGGTACACCGTCGTGCGTCCGGGACGGGTTTCTATGCCTATCCAGCCTTCTGTTACAAGTGTGCTCAGGCTACGCTGAACAACCTTTTCGCAAATACCTGTTTCGCGGCTAATTGTGGCTACAGATGCAAAGCAACCATCTGCAGAATTCCAGCCGTGACGATACAGGCAAGCGTAAACAGCCCAGATCTTGTAATCAGGTTGGCTGTCCATTAAGCCGTATGGGATGATGGTAAAACCAGCCGAGTGTATGGCAGCCTTCATTAGAAGGCTCCTGCGTGAGAAAGGAAACGCATGATAAACTTGCGATGTCGAATGTTCAGTCACGCCTAGCAGGTGCTCGCCTGCTGGGCGTTTTTTATTCTGCCACAGATTTCTTGATTCGTGTTGTCAGCTCCTCCCGCAGGGTGACTGCCTCATCTAGCAGCTGATTGATGAAGGCTTTTTGCGAGTGGTAGGAGGGCATGACGGCTTTGATGCGGTCAAGGATGGTGTCGTCGATGGCGACGTTGGTTGCTTTGCCGATGGCCATAAGGGGTTGCGCTGTGTGCGGACGCGGTGTAGGGTACACCGAAATCGACCATCGCGCAACGTGCTGCCGCCAGTCCAAGGGCTTGAATTTCACCCTGATCTGCATCGCTACCGCTACCAAGGGCGCTGGCTGCCGTTCAGCGTTTCCAAGGTGACGAACCGCACCACGCCAGAACAAGAAGCGCAGTTTGAACGCACGAAACACATCTGGGCACCACGCGGTAACGCCGTCCATGCCTTCTGTGAAGCGATGCTGCTAGGGCAGGAGCTACCGGAAACGGAGTACGGCGACTGGACAGAAGCGGTGCAGGATTGCTGGCTACTGCGGGATTCTGAGCCGTTAGCAGTGGAGTACCGGCTGTGCGATGCACGGAAGGGCATTGGCGGCAGCTTCGATTTTTTGCTGCGTACACCTAATAACAAGGTGGTGTTAGGCGATCTGAAGACGGTCGGCAGTGATAGTGCGGTTAGCCAGCGCAAGGCTGCTACGCCACAGCTTGGTGGGTATCTGGCGATGCTGATCGACCACCACCCAAAGCTGACCGTGGATGCGTGTTACACCGTGGTGATCGGTCCTGGCAGGCATCGGCTTATTAAGAGTGAACCGGATGAATGCCTTGGTGCATGGGTAGATGCGTGGGATGCGTTCAAGATGACGGAGCTGCCGTTTTGAGCGATCTTGATTGGAACGCCATCTTTGAGCGTCGATCTGATCTGGCACCGCCGGGGTATCACGAGGCAGTGCAGCAGGCGCACGAGGATTCCAAGCGGCGTTACGAGCTTCAAGGACGTAAGCGTGCTGGCAGTAGCGGGCGCAGTAAGGGCGGTCAGTTTCCTGGACTAAAGCATGGGGCAACATGAACCAATGTTGAAACTGTCCCGCTTGTGTGGGATCTAGGTTGTTTTTGCTCTGATTCCAGCCATACTGGCTTTGCCGGCAAGAAACGGCACACAACCGCCCATCGCGCTTATGACCGAATCTGACACTTACTGGACATTCGCCACCGCCTATCAACACGGTGGTGGTTTTATGCAAGCGTTAGCCCAAGCAGGAATGCGTGCTGATCCGCAAAATAAAAGTCGCATTCTTGTCGCATTCCCTGAACTGATCGACCTTTACGGTCCTACAACCAAACTGCACACACAACTTCGCTCAGGAGCTTCTAACTAATGACCAGCCCCACCCTTCCGCATTTCACCAAGCTGTCACCTACAGCTAGCCAGTCATTCTCTGCTACACCGGCACCCGTAGCCGCACGTCGTCAACCGCGTGCGCGTAAACAGCGCAAGCACAACAAAACCCTTAACCTCGTCAACAACTTCATCTGCTTTCTGTTTGCTGCGACTGTCTTCGCCATGATTGGCATTGAAGCCAGCGGCCACCACGGCAGCACCCACAGCGGCACACAAGAGGTTCAGCGGTGAATCCTTACAACTTGACTTGGCAAACGCGGCTATTGTTCTGGCTGCTATCTAAGCGCCCAGACGTAGACGCTATCAACCTATCCACACCGACTGATCACCTCAACCGCTGCTTACTGCACACAAGCATTACACGCCAATGAACTTCCGTAATGTCGTCAAGTCTGTTCCTAGTGAGCTGATCTTTACCGGCTACACATGGGAAACTACGCGTGAGCATTATTTTATGCGGCACGCTAACTGGTCAAAAGCCAGTGAGGTGCGTGAGTTACGGAAGTTATACGCTGCTCGCCTCTGGGATGAATGCGGCATTAGCGTTGACCTTGAAGAGGGTTTTCAATGAAACGGCTTTGGCGCATCATTCGGCATCTTGCTCTGCGTTTCCTTGCTTTGTTTGATCGTATCCCTGCTGAGGATTGCATCACGTTTGATCCAATGCAGCGGTACATGCTGGACAGCGAATCTGAGTGGCAAGTTGCTTACTTGGAGTATTGCTGGCAGTTAGACGCTGCACGGCATTATTACGAACAGTGATGTTGGGGCATAGCGGAGCAATTTCCATTGGTTGTTCGGCTTGCTGCCTGCGTAGGGGATGCCACTGGTCGGGCTATCTGGTGGATTCGGACTCCCAAACGCATGAAGCCAAAGGTTCCCAGCGTGGAGACGGTGTAGTTCCGTAGGGTGCGTTCTCCCTGTTAGAGGCACCGTTTAAGCAGCCTTCCGCTTGTAAGTCCCCTATCAACTAGATCTACACACTACGAGGTTCAACATGGATGAACATTTCTACTCTTGGGAGCTTCTGGATGCTGATGGCGAATGGCAAGCTGGCGGGCAAGCCAATGCCCTTGAAGATGTAAGGCGTGAGGGATACCGATACCTCATGCAGTACAACGCGGAAGCACCCCACAAACTGGTCATCACAGAGCACATCACGCGGCTAGTGGCGGAGGTGGTGTGACGCCAATCAGAACCCAGTAGTCAACATCACTTCTATGTCTGAACTTTCACCCGCTGCTTTTGCTGTAGTTGATGCGTTTGTTTGCGCCCATGCCAGAAAGAGCGGCCCATCATCCAATGCTGACATCGCCGCCGCCCTGCGTGCTGTTGCGGATTAGGTGGTGCCCACGCCACTTCGCCCTGACGACTCTTGTTGCGACATGAATACTGCAGCCATACGCGCCGAAATCCTCGCCATCGCTAATGAGCTTGAAACCCAGTAGTCCGATCAACTAAATTCAAAGCCTGTTCTAATCAAACAATGACCATCCTCTGCGACTACGAGATCAAAGCACTCTGCACCGATGGCATGGTGCAAAACTACGATGAGGCACTGGTCAATCCTGCCAGCCTTGATTTACGCCTAGGCGACACGATCATGGTTGAGTCTGCAGAAAGACTAGACATGCGCCCGCTAAGCATTGCAGGCAACACCGCAGACAATCCCTACGAGCTAAAGCCTGGGCAGTTCATCCTTGCTCAAACCATCGAAGTGTTCAACATGCCAGAAAACATTGCTGGCTTATTCTTCCTGAAGTCGAGCCGCGCTAGGGAAGGGTACGAAAACCTGCACGCTGGCTATGCGGATCCTGGTTGGCATGGCAGCGTGTTGACGCTAGAGCTGAAGAACAGTCGTCAGCTACTGCCGCTGCCGCTGTATCCCGGCATGAAGATCGGTCAGATGGTGTTTTTCCGCATGAGCAACCCGCCTGTGGTCAGCTACGCCAAGGTCGGGCATTACAACCAAGATTTGAGCACGACCGGATCAAAGCAGCTCGACCAGCAGGGCTGAGCAGTCCTTTTCAATTTGTTTCAGGGGTGGATCGCCCTTGCTTTCCACCCATTTTGGTGCCATAATGGACCCATGAGGCACCAAGCCTCACGCCCAACGCGCATTCAGTCCCATGATCACTACCACTGCCGTATGGCTCCTTGCTCTACTGCTGCTGCCACTGCTCCTGATCTGGCACTTCAGTAAATCCAAGGCGCAACGCATTACAGAACAACGCCAGCGCGGCTGGACCTGGAAGCAGGTAGCCGAATACTGGCATTGCTCTCCATCAACTGCCCGCCGCTGGGCTACTGCATGAAACACACCGTTCGCTTACAGCGCGGGCTGTACGTCTTGATGGATTCCTACTCTCGCCCATCACTACGTCGCAGCTTGCCCTTTTTCTTCTGCCTAGCAGCAGTCCTAACAGCAGGTATCACCCTGCAGTACATCGAGCAACAGCAACTACTCTGCCCCACTGCACAACGCGCACAATGACCACCGCCAAGGATCTGATCAACGAACTCGTAGCCCTGCGTGCTGAACGCGATGATCTAGACGCCCGTGAAGCGTTCCTCAAAGATCAACTACAGGGTGCCATCGCATTAGGCGAGCTTGATAGCTACGAAACCGATGATGGCACCTATGAGTTTGACAACGCGAAATACATCCGCTGCACACGCAACAGCTACAAGCACAGCAAAGAAGCTGAGAAGGCTATCCGCACCATTAAAGAACAAGACATTGACGCTGGACTTGCCCAGCGAAACGTGACAATCTACTACCAGCTTCGTATGACGCAATCATGAGCAAGCCAAAGCCGCTACCTCCGCTTTCCAGGTTAGATGAACTTTTTGAAGTTCGGGATGGATGGCTTTTTAACCGAATAGGAAGGCACAAAGCTGCCGCCGGCAGCCGAGCTGGTACATTGCATAAACAATCTGGATACTGGTTTGTTGGAGTTGATTATCAAAGATACAAGATTCATCGAATTATCTGGGCAATGGTAAACAGAAAAGATCCAGGTGATCTTGTTATTGATCACATTGATCGAAACAAGCAAAACAATAATCCGGAAAATTTGAGGGCAGTGACCAAAAGATTAAACGCGCTAAATACTGATTTTTACAGAGACAATTCATCTGGCGCTAGAGGAGTTTGCTGGCAAGCAAGAGATAGGCGATGGGCTGCTTACGCTAAAGAAAACAATAGAACAGTATGTTTAGGTTATTTCAAAGAAAAAGATGATGCGATTACGGCTCGCCAAAACTGGGAAGAACGTCAGTGGGCAGAATGAATAATTCACTTGTTTTTACTGTTTACGGCATACCAGGAGCCCAAGGCAGCAAGAGATACGTTGGTCGTGGGATCATGGTTGAATCTAGTAAAAAAGTAAAACCGTGGCGCCAAGACATCCGATACACAGCATTAGACATTAAACCTGCCGATTGGGATACATCTGTCCCAATGGCGCTATCAGTTGTCTTTTTGTTTCAAAGACCCAAATCACACTATGCCAAAAAAGGACTGCGTTCGACCGCCCCCACCCACTGCACGTCTGCATCACTTGGTGACATTGACAAGCTTTTGCGTAGCACCAACGATGCTCTTACTGGTATTCTTTTTGATGATGATCGCCAAGTCGTTTCGGTCAATGCTCAGAAACGCTACTGCGTTGGAACCGAGCAGCCCGGCGCTCTCATCGTGCTCACTGCGCTTACACCCAACGCCTCATGACTTACCCTAACCTCGCGGGCGTCATCACAAAAGATGACGTATTCCGTAAAGGGACTGGATCCTACGCAGCCGATTACGTTAGCTGGGCGAGGATTGCTAATCACTTGCACACCAAAGCTCCTGGCTGGGAGTTTGCCTTGCGTGAAGCGCCTGATGGCGGTCACGTCTGGAAAGCGCCTGACGGCACTGGTTACATCATGGGTTATTTCACAGGACCCGAAGATGAAACCACAGTCTGCTTTCCTTATCCCTGCCAAGATCACCGCAATCAGCCTATTCAATACGATAAGGTTTCCTGTCGTGTTTTGACCGATACTCACCGCCGTGGGTTATGCGCTGCTGCTGCTTATTTCTTTAGCCTCGGTTTCGAATTGTGGGCGAAGGAAGAAGTAGCTGAAGCAGCAAAAACAGAGCCAGAATCAACAACTGTTGCGCCTGCTCCTGCTGCCAAGCAAAAGCCTGCAGCCGCTGCTACAAAGGAAGAACCGGCACCAGAGCTTGACCCTGAAGAACTCCCTATTACAGACAAAGATCTCAAGTCGATCCGTGATCTGTTAGCTGCTGAACCTGTTGTTAAACGCAACAAGATCATCAAGGAGTTTAACAAAGAGTTTGCGGTGCCAGAAGGTGAGCTAATGACTGCTCACATCACGCTCCCTAAACACCTGTTGTTTATCCAAGAGCGACTGTCCACCTAAACCCACGGTAGTGCCATGACGGATGAGATGATGCACGCGCAAATGGCAGCCGCTTACGCTGCACAACGCAACATCATGAAGCCTCATCTCCCTGCTGATCTTGACTTACTGCCACCGCACCTGCGTTCGCAGTTGGAGCACTTTATGCAGGCACGTCAGTACACACCGCAACAAGCTCTTTCAATTATCCTTTCCAAGTTCTTCGGCTCATGCTCCAAATTACCGCAGTAGGCAACCTTGCCGCTGACCCTGAACTGAAAACCGTTGGTGATCGTGAAGTCGCTAACTTCACCCTGATGGTGAACAAAAAGGTTAAAGGGGAAGACCGCACAACAGCTCTGCGCTGTGCTGTATGGGGTCCACGCGCCAAGGTTGTTGATGATTACCTGACCAAAGGCAGTCAAGTCACCGTGACCGGGCAGGCTTACATCGAAACGTTTGAGCGTAAAGATGGCAGCCCTGGTGCATCTCTTGATGTAGCCGTCAACGACTTCACGTTGCCCCCACGACCCAAGGCTGTAGCAGACGATGATTCAATGCCGTTCTGAGCTGTAACAGGCTTTGCAGTTCGGCTGATTCTGCATTACCCTACTCGGGGGCTAACCGCCCCCTTTCTTTTGTTCTAATGTCAGACACGCTGCGCGACTACCTCAATCAGATCGGCAAAATCCCTTTGCTAACTGGCGCAGAGGAGATTGAGCTAGGTCACGCCATTAAGCGGATGGATCAAATCTGCAGCGATCAACCGACTAAAGCAGAGCAACGCATCATCAAAATCGGTAGGCGCGCTAAAGATCGCATGATCAAAGGCAACCTACGTCTTGTTGTAGGTGTCGCCAAGAAATACAAGCACATGACAAACCGCCTTACCATGCACGATCTTGTGCAGGAAGGCAACATCGGTTTGATCCGTGCCGTAGAACTGTTTGACCCTGAGCGTGGGTATAAGTTCAGCACCTACGCGTATTGGTGGATTCGGCAAGGCATCATGCGTGCTATTCAAGTGCAGGATCGCATGATCAAACTGCCGTCTGGTGCTACTGATGCACTGCGCAAAGTGCGCACATTTACGCTTGAATATAACCGCGTGCATGGCATCAATCCAAGTATTGAGCAGTGCGCTGAATTTGCCAATATCACGCCACGAGCAATGAAAGATTATCTGGCAGCTTCTATTGATGCCGCTAGCTTAGATGCTCAGGTCAACAGCTCCGGTGAGGCTAGTACATACATCGAACTGATCGCGGCACACGATGATCCAGTAGGAGAAGACCTAGAACAGGACACCAAGATAGAAGCCGTACAACAAGCATTAGATCATATGAGTGACTTAAGCAGACAGATCATCGAGCTAAGACACGGACTAAAAGACAACAATCCTCGATCAATGCGAGACATTTCTAAAACGCTAGGCATTGCACAAGACACCACTAAACGCAAAGTTCACATCGCTGAAAACGAGATGAAGCTAATACTAAGGAAGGGACCGCCAAAAAAGCATTCAGCACAGAGCAACAGCTCCAGCTTGATCTGGGGTTGGGGTTAAACCATGGGCGCAAACAAGATGGGTCCGCCATGCCCTGAATGTGGCTGCTTGATTACTGAAGTGCGAACAACTGAACGAGGAGAAGATCGTAGCTTTTGGCGATCACGCAAATGTATCTCTTGCGGGCATCTGTTTCATACTGTGCAGCAAGGTGAGCTATACGCCATTAAAGGCACTGTTACTTGGCATTGCGAAGGTAAGCTACGCAAGCCGATAATCAACTGGAGGTTCTATGAAGCGGGATAGGCTAGCGATTAGCAGGTTTCAATCCGTCGAAACCTATGTTGACTGGTCAGGGCGTGTTTTTATCGCTTACTCTTCCGGTGCTAGCGTCATCGTGCGTGATGTAAAAGCACTGCGTAAATTCTTGGGCTTAGCCCCGAAAACACCTAGCCGTGAGGCTTTGGAGTCTTGGTTGGTTTCACTCGCTGCCATAGACGATGAACGGCAAACGCGCAAGACACAGCAGCAGACAGGACTGTCAAAAGAGGTTCTAGAAACGGGTTTTGGTCCTGAGTGCCATCTAGATGAGTCTGATCCAAATCATCAGACGCGCACTGTGATTTAACATCCTCTGTCAAAAAGGCTGTCATTTCTAGCTGCGCGATATGACCTGTTGCCTGCTTTAACAGCTTGGCGTAATACGCGTTTTGTTTGACGAGCGAGGAGCATAACCTCGCTACTTCTGGTGCATTATGACAATGCAGCACGGTTCTAGCTTGGTTTTCTATTTGTAGTTCTTCCTCGATGGAGAACTCTACAACCATCCAATCACCCCAAGACATAGCTGCAATGCGTATTCTTGCAGGGTAGCTTCAATAATCCCATCTGACACGAGGGCGACCTTTACGCATACCAAGGTGAACGAATCCTTTGGGTGCGCCGTAGCCTACGCTGTGCGGCCAGTTCTTATCGCAATACTCTTGCACCTTGTAAATATCAACACCTTGGATGTAAAAATCAACCGCGCCTACATCAGGTGCATTGTATAAATGCTCAGAGCCGCTAGCACCGCCAACCGTGCGATTAACAAAAGGTGGGCGATAACCGCTAGTAATGATCAGCGGTTTGCCGCCAAAATGCGCTCGTACCTTTTCTAAAAAATCAGCTAACTCTGTAGCAGTTTTGATCTGATAATCAGCAGCAAAGCGCCGCTCTTCCTTGTATAGCGCAAACTCACCGATAGCAATGTGTGGCGTTAGCTTGGCGCTAAACGGTGATGTAGGACGCAGCCTGACCGGCTCTTGCTGCTTTGGCAGCGCACCGCCAGTAAACAGTGCAACCTCATCCTTCCGTCTGTTAACAAGTCCTTCTAGCACTTTGCCGCCGCCTTTATTCCAGCGCGGCAATTCTTCAATGACAACCTTGTTCGGCTCCTCACCAGCCAACAACCGCTTACGCAGTGTGCTTTCTTTTAGCGCACCAAGCCCGACGTTATAGGCAAAGCTGACGATGGCTGCTACCTGTTCACCGCGCCATTTTTTCGCCAGCGGCAGCAGTTCAAATACACCAGGTGCAAACAGACTTTCAACCTCATGCAGCAGCATTTGATCAGCTTCCTGCTGCGTAATCTTGTCGCCTATCCGTACTGCTTGATTTGCCAACCTAGTAGCGCCATAGCCAATGGTCGGCACACCAGCGGGACAGAGATACGCTTCTAGCCTGCAGCCTTCCCACTTTTTGATAATCTTCAACGCTGATGCTAACCATGCAGCGGGCAGTGGTTCCTTGGCTACAGGATCAGCGCGATACAGCTCAGCAAACTGTTCTAGCGTTTCCTTGCTGATACGCTCCTGCAGCCAATCCCACGCTGCTAGCTGATGCGGTAATTGTTTGAAATGCTTGGCGGCATTACGCAGTTGGATCATGCTCATTGATCAGACCAAGGCGATTTAATCTGCATTGCACCGCCTAGCTTGCGGCTTTCACCAGTTTGTAGCTCATCATCTGGCAATTCATGCACGATGACAGGCTTAGGCTGTTCTGGCTGTGTAGCGTGCCATGCACGCTCAGCATCATCAAGCCGACCAGGGAGCATGGTTTCAAACCACCACTCCCTAGCAGCTTGCTCCCAAGTTTTGCCTAGATCTTTTTTCCTTTGATCGCACGCAGTGCATGAAATACAAGTTGAACAATGCTGTTATCTTTTAACGGCGACAGCGCAATAATTTCAGAAGCAGCTGCAACCACAATCCAAAAAGCCGGATGTTGAAGGAAGTCCATAATTAGCGAGATGGTGGACGCACCTCCAGCTTAGAGACTCTTTGTTCAACGGTGTTAAGACGAGAGAAAAACTCTTTTCGGTCTTCCTTAATATCTGTGTGCAATACGTCTAGCTGTGTTGCTATGTGTTCCACGGCTGATGTAAGCCTGATAACAGCATCTCGCGCTTCATCGGACTTACGGGTAAAACCCATTGCACCCATTGCTGCCACTGATATAGAAGCGCCTGCGACAGCGGCGATAACCTCAATCATGACAGCAAAAGCTACATAGACAGGTTACTTGCCCTGTCCGCGCAAAAGTTTGCGAGTGCCGCGTGGTTTAGAACGTTTGCTGTTGCCTTGCCGCGTCAGCTTGGGTTTACCAGGTTGATGTTCGATGCGTGCGGTGCCGCTTTTGGCGCGTACTGCCATTTGTAAAAACCTGTAGGCGCTTTACTAATCTATCGACTGCTTTTGCCCAGTTCCTGCATAAGGTATTGTCGCAGCGCACGGTCTGATGGCGTCTGCTGTGGCTTAAGGTCGATCTCCAGGATCCGTAGCTTGAGCTGCTTCGCGTAATACTCCTCAAGCTGTGCTTTGACCTCAGCCGACTTGGCGTAGCGGGTTTCAACGGCGATGGTGGTGCCCACGATTGCTGTGAGCACCGCGATCACTGCGCCGCTAGTAGCCAGCCAGCGTTCCATCAATCATCACAGGGGTTGATCGCTACCAAACAATAAGCGAGGCCAACGCCAGCGCACCAAGCAGCGATAAAAAACAACCAAGTCATTGCGACTAGTGGGGGTGGCTAGATGTCAGGGAACGGCGCAGTTGGTGGGGTGAAGTTACTGGTGTAGCGAGCGACGCCTTTGGTGATTCGGAGGTCGTCGATGTAGCCGTTAAAATAATTCTGCAATGTTCTCTCTGTGCCAATTACCACGGGAGTTTCATCATAGTTGGTGGTATCAGAAACAGAAGATCCCACCGAGCCATTGATAAAAAGCCTGATTGTTCCACTGGACCTTGAAACCGAAACGTGCGTCCATTGATTCGAGCTTACTGATCCGCTGGTTACGCTACCAAACCACCGAAGTTTATTGGCGTTATCTAAGCCAAACACCCAGGATCCGGGATTTGTGTTTGGTGTGGCGACAATTCCCGGATCGGTAACGTTTGCCGTGTAAATCCACGCTTCAATAGTGAAGTCACCAGTACCAAATGCAAAATCTGGACTGGTCGCACTTAAGTAATCATTCGCCCCATCCAATGCAATACTTGCCCCGCCAAACTTGCTCTGCGTTGTACTTATCTGTGCGCCATTTGCAGGGACAACGCTGGTATTATTGCTGCTGCTATCAACAATCGTTGTGCTGCCGTTGGCGCCATCGCCATGAAGCAGTAGGGAGACGTTATTAAATAGTGGATCAACAGGACTCTTCTGTGCCCCCGTAATTAACCAGCTCATTTGATCACCTCCTCAGCAGTGGTAGTAACATCGTCTTGTGGGTGGGTCATGGGATAGCCGCTCCGAAGGCGTTGATTAGGTCGGTGACGCGAGCGTCAAGTAGGGCGAGGTCTAAAGATTCGCCGATGCTGTAGAAGGCGAGGCGGGCGTCAGCAAAACTATCGTAAGAACCAGTATTGCGACGACGAGCAAAAATACCTTGGTTTTGGTGAGTTACAGCGTATGAAGCAATGTTTGCAGTTTCATTAGATCCAGCACGTCTGTATAAATAATTTGAACTGTTGTTGCGAGAAACTCCACGAAATCCAATGGTCGTGGTGTCACTGGGCGAGAAAGTGGCTGTACTAACTTGGTACAAGCGAGAGAATTTTGCGGAAAGAAATGAACCGTATGCGATAGCATCGCCATACCCACCGACTACCGCTCCTGTTGTATCTACGACACTAAAGTACCCAGACATGTGGCAATTATCTTGCAGAGCCGTTGGGTAGGCATACTGACTATCCAAATACTTCGTACTCCCGTCTCCCACTAAACCCGTCTTCCGGTTGTAATCCCCGCTCACAAAGTTGTAACTGGTAGGTGCAGTACCAGCCAGCGGAACCAGCGCACCATTCAGCGTCCTAGCACCAGCGAGGATGCAACTCGCCTTGATCGCATTCCAAATCCCATCCGCCTTACACCCCAGCACAAAGTTATCAATCGCAATCTTGACCGGCTCCTCAAGAGCTTGGCCGTCTGCTGTTTCCACTGCAGTGATGTAAGCGGCAGCGTCAGGATCCATCGGCTGCCATGACTTCCGCAGCGTCAACTTCGTCGGTTCAGTAAGCGGGCTCATGGTATTGCTGCTCCAAATGCGGTGATGAGATTAGTGACGCGGCTGTCGAGAAGGGCAAGGTCTAGGGCTTCGCCGATGCTGTAGAAGGAGAAACGGGAAGCGGTAAAAGCATCAAACACTGTACCTGATTTTCGCGCAAAAATACCAGTACTATTGGCTGCAGGAGTTTGACTTGTGATGCTTCCCGTGTAATTAGTTCCAATAATTCTGTAAACAACTTGCGTAGAATTTAATCGTGCTACGCCAATAAATGTACTCGAATTAATAGGTAGGCTTGCTCCGTTTTGGGGAGTTTCCGCGTTGGCTCTACCAGATGTTGCGCCGTTGGACAGTGAGGTCAAACTGGTCTGCCCCGTGTTATCTACAGAGCTCTTCCTGGCAGCTGCAAATGCTTGGTTAGCATTACTTACCGTTGTAGCATAAACGCTTAAGTGTTTGCTATTCTGCGGATCAGCGTTATTGTTGCGATTACTGTCTAAATACTTAGTGCTTCCATCCCCCACCAACCCAGTCTTCCGGTCGTAATCACCAGCCACGAAGTTGTAGTTGGTAGGTGCTGTTCCCTTAAGCGGTACCAACGCTCCGCTCAAAGTCCTAGCCCCAGCAAGGATGCAACTCGCCTTAATTGCATCCCAGATGCCATCAAACTTACAACCAACCACGAAATCGTTGATCGCCTTGCCGACGCCAAACTCCAGCAGTTGCCCATCAGCAGCTTCTACAGCTTCGATGTAAGCGGCAGCATCAGGATCACTGACGCCATTGAAACTGCTGACGATGTTCAACGTCATACAACACCCCCATCAGCCATAGCAGTGTCAATGTCTACGAGGCTGGGGTCTGGGTCAGGAACCACGCCGAATAGTGTGCCGTCAGCATTGAACTGTGGATCCACAGGTCCGGTGTAGTAAGGACCAACCTTGTAGAGCTCAGCGCGTTGTCGGATCGTTTCGATCACGCTGGTCGTGAAATACTCCTCAGGAGTGGTGGCAGTTGTGCTGCCTTGCACCAAGACAAACTCAGCAGCCAGTGCAGGCAGCAGTTCGTCAGGAACGTCGATAGTGAATTGAGCCATGATGGTGTCCTCCAGAGTCAGGCTTTAATGACTGCGAAGCCAATAACAATGGCTTCACTAAGGCTGCCCGCAGTGATGTTGCGGACATTGATGGACGCTGATCCTGCTGCCGCTTGTGCATTGAGCAGGTAAGAGCCAGCAGTACCACCACTGACGTGGTTCAGCACCAGCAGATCAGTAGCAGTAATAGAAGTGTTGGTAAGCGTAAAGCTGACGGTAGTATCTGCAGCCAGTGCAGCACCGTTCATAGTGATTCGACCCGATGCACCGTTCAATGTGACGCCAGTGCTTTTGTTGGTGGCTTGAGTAACGGTGCCACCAGTGGAATAACCAAGGGTGCCAGCTGTGGAGTCATATACCGGACCACCGGCATATGCTCCGGCATTGTTATAGACAAGCTGCCCATTAGACCCCGCCACTAATGCGACGGTCCCAGTTGCATCTGGGATCGAAACAGTGCGATTCGCCGTGGGCGTGATCGTTTGCAGCGTGGTGGTGTAGGTGCCGCCGTCACTGAGGTTCACGTCCCCAGTAACGGTCATCACGTTGGTGGTTTTGTTCCAGGTCAGATCTGCGTCGCCACCAAAGCTGCTGGCGTCGTTGAACTGGATCTGCGTGTCGCTACCGCCAGGGGTGCCGCCACCACCGCCAGCCGGCGCGGCCCACGTACCATCGGCGCGAAGGAAGTTGGAGGTGCCTCCTCCACTCAATGGAGTCAGACCAGCATCAGTGCTGGTGAATAACGGAAGCGTGGCGTCTGTACCTGTGCTGCTCGCCAGCACACGAGTGTTCGCCGTGTAGGTCAGGTTGGTTGCAAACCGGCTGTCATCGCCAGCAGCGACAGTGCCTGCGGTAGTGCCTGTGTTCTTTGTCGCTGCGTCACCCAATCCAAGCGTTGTGCGCTGGGCTGCAGCATCGGCGTCATCGAGGAGTGCCTTACCTGCGGTTGTAATGTCTCCACCTAGCTTGCTTGTGCTGACAACGCCGCTGTCAATTGTCCAGGTAGCGCCTGAAGCGCTGACGGTAATATCGCCTTTGTCGCCATCGGTAATCCCGCCGCCACCACCACCAGCCGGACCCTGTACTCCAGGAACAGCAAGGGTTATTTGCGTGTTCTGCTGATCAATGACAGCAATTTGTACGTCAGCCATGGCTTAGATCCGCGAGTAGGTGGTCTGCACAGTCGCCACGCCCTTGACCCAATAGTAACGGGCACCACCTGCGCTAGTCAGACTTACGTCGTAGCCGTAACGGCCTGGGTCAAGTCCAACACTAGTTGCCGGCGCTAATTCCAGCGTAAATTCACCATTGGCGGCGTCAGTCAATGCCGGCGTAAAAGTTGCTACCTGCACAAGATCCGACAAACCTTTGATGTCTGCGTCAACGGTGTAGCCGGTCAAATTCAGTGGTTCTGCGACATAAAACGTCCCGGTAGCACTGCCGCTAACGCTGATGCTGCTGCCGCCGCTAGTGGCGCTGACCTGAAAGGCGTCAGTGGTCAAGCCTGCTGCGATGACGTAGTAGACAGCATTAAGCGTCAAGCCACAGGGTACGGTTGTACCGCCGGTAAAGATTACCTTGTCGCCAGCGCTTAAGCCGTGACACGTACAGCCAAATGTCGGCGTACCAGTGTCGATTGTTATGCCTGACAGCTCTTGCCGATTTTGCGTCGCCCTAAACGTCCCGCTCCACGTCGCGTTTTGCAGAATCGTAATGTCATAGGTGGCGGGATAGATCATGACAGCGCAACCCAGCGCAGTAAGCCTTCATCCCAAGTGTAGGCCCGCCCGTCTACAGGCATTGGTTTTGGTGCTACCCATTGGCAAGTGTCTGCGTCAAGAGTCCAGCTTGAATACGGCCGTGGCGAGATAAATGCATCCAGGCTTGCGTCGTAGCGATAGCCACGACCGGCAAAATTCTTGCGGAAGTTGGCGTTGTAGCTGGTTTGCTTCCAGTGGGTGTCAGCGCCAAATAGCTCACGGCATAGCGTGATACCGTCGTTCTCGGTGCTGATGTCATCGTTGTTGATAACGACAACGCGAAGCACGATGTTGTTTGCATTTAGCTCAGCGAAGTGCGCCATTAGGGGGGAGTTGTGTAACGGATGATCACAATGCCAGAGCCACCATTTTTGTAGCCACCGCCACCGCCGCCGGTATTAACGGCGCCAGCAGTTGATTGAGAAAAGTTGTTGTTTGTGTATCCAAGTCCTCCGCCGCCTAATCCCCCTAGACCACGCGCAATCGCTGCATTAGCTGCACTACCACCAGCACCGCCTGCGTAATAAGTGGCGGTGCCGCTAATTGAAGATTGTTGACCATCTCCACCTTTGCCTGCCTCCAAGTTTGGGACTGCATTGCCGCCTGTTGCGCCACGTCCACCACCGCCGCCCCCACCTTGGCCAGCCGTACTTGCACCTCTACCACCCGCATTACCTTGGCCTGTTGTGCCTGCACCACCTAAATTATTGAAGCTACTTACGGCGCCACCACCGCCCGATCCACCAGCAGAACCGCTAGTGCTACCTGCACCGCCTAATCCGCCTCCAGCAGAAGTGACGCCGTTAAAGCTTGAATCACTACCATTGCCGCCGGATCCGCCTGCACCAACCGTGACCGTATAACTACCGCTAGCAAGCGACATTGAGCCTGTCCTCATGCCACCGGCACCGCCTCCGCCTTGGTAACCATATCCGCCGCCAGCAACGACGAGATATTGAACGCTGAATCCAACTGGCGCATTAGTGACTACAAACGTGCCACTGCCAGTAAAAGTATGCACAGTATCAGCGCCATCGGTAGTGATAGTGCCGCCTGTTGCGGAAAAGGCGGGCAATTCGCTAGTGCCACCGCCAAGGATCAGCTCAATGTTAGACATCAGGTAATACCAGTGCCAGTGATGACAAATACGTCTGCAGCTACGCAGAGAATCGTAGCGACACCGTAGTTTGCAAGCGTGCGATTGCCTGTTGACGTAGAACCACCAGCTCGAAGTGTTACACCGGAACCTTGTGTAATCGTTTGATTGCTGGTGGAGTTGTTGAAAATGGTTACGTTATCGCCAACGCTGAACACAGATGCCGGCACTGTGATACCGCCGGTTGTGATGCTGATGTGCTTGCCAACATCACTTGCGATCAAGGTATAAGCGGCAGTCTTGGCGTTTTGCGGGATGCGGCGGATGCTGCCAGCGCTATCAGTGATTGTGCCGGTTGTTGTAATCGTGCCGCTGGTGTTAATTGCAGTGCTGCCACCAATGGTGCCGCTGGTAATAGCGCCACCGCTTACCTTGCCTGCAGTCGAGATCGTCGCCAGTTTGCTGTCAGCAATGCTGGCGCCAGATGCAATGTCTGCGTTGGTAACGTTGCCCGTGAGGTTTAGCTTGCTGTAAGCGATGGCTGCGCCAGTTGCAATGTCGGCGTTTACGACACTGCCAGTGATATTGAGTTTGCTATATGCAATGGCAGCTGTCGGGCTAACGTCGGCATTAGCAATACTGCTCGCAAGGTTTAGCTTGCTGTAAGCGATTGCTGCGCTAGCGCTAACGTCGGCGTTAACGACAGTGCCTGTAAGCGCAAGCTTGCTGTACGCAATACTGCCCGCCAACATCGTGTTGGTGACGGTGCCGGTGTCGCCCGTGGTAATAACAGTGCCGCTGCGGTCTGGGAATGTAATTGTGCGATCGGCAGTCGGATCAACGGCAGCCAATGCAGTTTCGTAGGTATCAACAGTCGAGCCTTCAAAACGCAATGTGCCGGCGCCAACCGTAATTGCAGCGCCAGGACCAATAATTACATCGCCAGTTAATGTGCCACCAGCCTTAGCAAGCTTTTCGTTATCAAGTTCTTCCAGTGCATCTTGCACGTTGGAAGCAGCGATATTGCCGCTCGACGTAAAGGTAATGTTGGCGGCTGTATTGCCGGTAATGGTGCCCGAAACATCAAGCAGGTTCCACGAGGAACCATCCGAAACGATTTGATCCGGTGCGGCAAGTGCAACGTTTGGAGCATTGCCTGAGCCTGTGCCGCTGTCCTCAACGACAAAGTAATACTGATTGTTTGCTGCGTCTGCAGCAGGCAAGGCGCTACCAACAGTAAACGTAGAAATAGTTTGGCCAGCTGCCGTCAGTGAAGAAATCGTGTTAGTGGACGCGCTGTAAACGCCGGCGAATACAAGCTCGCCAGCTGTAATCGTGACAGGTAGCCAAGCAGAACCCGACCAGATATACAGATCACCCCTCGATTCTTCGTAGAAAAATTGACCGCGATATTCGGCAGTTGGAAATACGGTGATCCCCGCCGTAGACCCCGGGCCGCCAAATTGAGTTACAGAGAAATCAGCAAAGCTTGTGCCCGCAATTCCATTGATTGGAAACAGTGTGGTATCTAGTGTGCCAGATGTAAGCTTGCTAGCTGGGATGTTTGGAATATCACCTTCTTCTAAATTAGCGGTTGAAATAATGTGACCTTCACTGTCAAAGCTGACCTTTGCTGCCGTGCCAGCCACAATCTGGTTGGTGTGCGATAGCTGGCCAGCTCCATCAACACTTAACCCAGCGCCAGGGGAAACGACACCGACAGATGCAGCAGTCGCCGCAGGAAGATCATTGCCTTGTAACAAGCGACCTGCAGTAATAAGACCGTTGGCGTCATATTGAACAACGTGGTAACTTGCGCTTTCTGGCGTTACGACATTATCAATAGTGATTGTGTCGCCCGACATTGCAAGGCCATTGCCGTTTACCGTGACGGCGCCTTTGCTTGTGGTGCTTGCTGTTGGTAGATCAGTTCCAACGATTGCGCGACTAGATACAGCACCACCACTTGCGGCAGGACCAGCCAGAAAGATGCCGCCCGTAGTAGTGGTTTGTGGGTTGACGGTTAGCGTTGCGACATCGCCAACCGTGCTAACCGAAATTGCAATCGGTCCTGATGTGCCGGCAATTAACTGGTTAATGGAACCAGCAGCTTTGTAGGCAACCCACTGGCTGCCGTTCCACACATAAGATTTGTTGGTGCCAGTCTCAACAGCAATCTGCCCAGTAAATGCACCTAGTGCTGGCAACGATGCGCCAAGTGTTGTGGAAGAATTATCGGCAAGGTTGGATGACGTAACGCCATCAGAAGCAATCTGAGCAGACCCCACGCCGCCGTTAACCAATGCGCCGCCGGGAATACTGCCCGTACCAAAGAGTATCTTGTCGCTCGGAATGGTGTCGTCCGAGATCAGCGTGACCGCCTTAGCCAAAAAGTCATTGGCGGTGATCTTCTTGGATTCGCTAGCCGAGCGATCCGCTACCGCAAGCCAGTCGCCTGCTGCAAGGTCTGCCGATGCAAGCGGCGTTAGCTCACTGATGCGGAGATCGGCCACGACTACCTAGCTGTTCTGCGTAGGCACAGTCTAGCCTCAGTCATCGTTTTCAAGTAGTAGGTAACCGCCTTGCTCCAGCAGGATCGGATCACCTGCTTCTTGCAGTAACCTGCGTTGCGGTGCCGTGCGTGCTTTCAGGCGGATGGGTCCGGTTGCCACGAAGTCAATCGTGGATACCACGATGTCGCCAGGTGAAAAGGACGTTGCACTGTTGGTAACGAGCGCGTCAAACTCCCACCAAAGCGAGTCGTTGACTTGACTGGCATCAAACGCACCAGCAGATGGCTGACCGCCTTCTGTTTTGATGTAGAGCTTGGCACCAAACGCTGATCCAATCTCGGTGCGCAGCACCAGCTGCATCAAATAGTGGACAGGCTCTACGTCGCCGATGTTGCCGTAATCCCATTGCGCAGTCAGCCTGCCACTTCCAGTAATCAAGCTGCTGTACTGCTGACGGTATTCGTCGCTTAACGCGGTGACATCAACGACTTCTCTGCTTGTGTTCAGTTCATAGTCAGTCACGCAGGCAAGCAGTCTGCCGCCGCGATCTCGCACGCTAACTGCAATAGGAATATCTCTTGCAATGTCAACAATGTTGACAGCTAATTCTTTCGTGCCTTCTAGGCTGTCATCAAAAGTGTTGTAGAGGCGAATGCCGCCAAGCTCATCAATGAAGATGTACCAGTTGCCGCTCTCGTAAACAGTGGCATCTGACCAGCCATCCGTATCAATGAAATCCAGCGTGGTTCCGTCAGTGGTTTTGATCTCGATGAGATCGCCAGTGATCAAATAGCCTTCGTCAAAATCAAAGCTGAAGCGTTTGCGCCCGCTGTTGACATCCGAAGGATTAACAATGGACTCTTTGACGCCCTCTAGCGATTTGCGTGTCAGCTCAACGTTGCCGATATTGCCAAGATATACAGCCATTACAGCGTTACCTCCGCCAGTGCTCCAGTGGCTTGAAAGCTGATCTGTGCTGAGCTGACTTCACCAACGCTGGCGCCATATGTAACGCTTGTGATGTACGCAGTCAGCTGCACATCGTGATTGGTGTTGCCTTCGACAAGGCGTAGCCGCATGTCTACGGTATCGCTGTCGGCAACGCCGTCAATACGCAGAATTTTGCGCAATGCGGTTGCCGCGTCATTTCGCCCGGTTCCGTCGTTGTAATACAGAAGTGTTGCGCTGCCGTTGAACTCCTGAACACCTGGCGCATAAGTGCGCTGTGATTCGCCAAGGCTTGTGGTTTCCAGTACCTCAAGCGATCCGGTCAATGACCAGTTGGTTACCTTGACTTGCTCAAGGCTGTCGATTAGCAAACGGCCATCGCGTCCGGTATAGGTTTTAGCCATCAGATCACCGCCACCAAATTCACTGTAACGCTGCTACGGCCCGGTCTTACGCTGCGGACTTGTGGTTCGCCTTCGTAACGCCACGTTGTGCTTGGTGGCGCATCAATACTTGCGTCGCTGCCGCTCCAGCCAGTGCGCGCAGCTGATGGCAACGTGAAGGTGCGCAATGTGCCGTATTGCGCGGCGTAATCATCCAGAAACAGCTGAGCGTTGGCGTCCGTGATGTTGTCGTAGCCGAGGCTGAGCTTGGCGTTGGTGCGCTGGCTGCCGTAAAGGATCCGCACTTCAGCGCCAGATTGCGCGTTGAAGCGCTTGATCGGCCAGTCGCCGGGGCTGAAATCACGGCTAGTTGGTGCCAGTGTCGGAAACGCCATCACTCAAGCACCCGGAAATTGGATTCCGTCAACACGTCATTTGCCACAATGCTAGCCCCAGTGGCATCAACTGGAACTTCAACGGCTGACACGTTGACCAAGCCATCCTCATCAAGTGTTAGCTGCTCGACTTGGTAGACGCCCTTGCTGATAGTCTCGCTTAACAGCGTGAACAGCGTGCCGTACAAGCTGCTGTCGTTAACAGCATTGCCGCTGATGGTAATTTCGCGCTCAAGCACGCTGCTATCGGCCGGGTTGTAAACCATTGCGTTGTAGGTGCCATCAGCGATGGTGCTGATTGAGACGAGCGTGCCAGCGTCAGTGATGGCACCATTGTTGGTGGCGCTGTAGGTAGTGGCGGACGTGATCACGCGGATGTAAGAGCCAGGTTGGATACCAAGGGCATCGGGCACGGTCTTGAAGCTGACCGTATGAGTGACACGGCGGCGAACACTCAACAGGAATCGCGCTGTTCGCAAAGCTTGAGCACGGTTAGTGCAGAAATCGGTGAGATCAAATGCTTGCTGTGTTGTGGCGCGACTGCCCTCAGCAATATCGGCCCAGTCCACCAGTGCTGATGCCTGCGTTGGCAGATCGTTCTCGACAGTGACGCGCCAGCTGACCAATGCACGGAAATTGGATCGTTGGGCAGCGTCGATGTACTGCACTTGCAGGCTGTCGGCAATAATGTTGCCTGCAGTGAAAATCTGTTCAACAGCGACGGGCTGCGTGCTGATCCGGTAGCTGCTGTCATAGGGCAGCGCTGGCATCATGCCAAAACGGCCGTTTTTGATGGTGAAATTACAGAGCTGTAGCGCTGCATTGTCGTAAAGAAAAGAGCGGAAGCTTTCGCTGTCTTCCACTACGCCGTCATAAAAGATCTGATTGGCGCGTTGGAACTTCGCCGCAATGAGAAGCGAGTCTGTGTCAATTAGCTCAGCTGGAACCACATTGCCGACACCCTGGCTTTTGCTGGTGAGCAAGTAGTAAACCAGATCAGCAAACAGGTTGCTCGGCTTGGTGTCGCCTTCAATCAGGCGTTGCACATTGATGCCTGTTGGCGTCCACATGCGTATTTGATTTACGCTACCCAGTTGACCGCTTGATTTGACTACAAAGCCAACGGTGGACATTGCGTAATAGCTGGGTTCAGTTTCATTGTCTACAAACTCGTTGACATAAACAATTTCGTGCTCCGGCCCACCTTCGTTGGACTTTTCGAGCTCTAAGTAATGACTGCAATCTGACACTTGCGAGGCCTGCTCAAAGATCCTTTCCTCTTTACTGGTCTGATCGCTTGTGTCAGCAGCAGAAGTTGAAGCCTGTAGTGCGCTAACGCGAAACTGAAAATGAACTTGGCTATAACCTTCTTGCGTAGCAAACGCATTACTGGTGTTTCTAGTAACGGTAAATCCATCATTGTTGTTCCATGCGCCAGTGGCGCTTACAACCGCAAACGTGTAATCACGCCAGCCATATTTAGAATTTGAGGCGTTTGTCACTGTCTGCGCCGCACTGCGATACTTAGCACCTTCAACATCACCCAGCGATCGCGCCCTTACTTTTAATGTGATCTCGCGGTCTCCATTCGGCTTGTAGTGCGTAAACTCCACTTCCCGCCATTGGTTTTTGTAGTCCCATGCATAGCCAAGAAGCGTTTGCAGCCATGCCTGCTCTCGCAGGCTTTGACTGGAGCCGTTTGTGGCTGTTTGCGTCAAAGAGACTGCGCTAGGAATGTTTGTTTGCACCGGGATGACTCCCGCCGGCGCATCAACAAACTCTGCGGCACGAGTTGTTAATTCACCATTAACAAGCAGATCTTGTATTAGTACGTTTTCGCCTGATACTGTTACCCGAAACTCTCCGTATGGCGTTGCGTAATCTGCGCCAATGACCGAACCTGTTTGTGCATTTAATCGCGTTGCATAGTTGGTTTCGATGCTGTTAATTGCAACATCAGACCCAGTGCGAGGGATAAAGCGATACTCGTAATAGCCTTCCTCTTTTGCGCGAATGCGCAGCCAGTTGTATTGGTTGATGGGGCCTGTGCCTGTGACGCAGAACAGGCGAGGAATACGCGCCCATTGCTGTAACGGCTCACCATATGCTTGAACGGGTCGCACCCATACAGAAAAACACGAAGTTCTCTTAAAATATTTATTCATTACAGGCGTATTTAGCGTAATATCGCGCCGGTCAAAATCTTTTAGTTTGCTAGGGGTAGGAATAGCGTTGAAGTTGCAGAGGCCGTTAGCGCGATTCCAGACTTGGCTGCGGATGCCAAATTCGATGACTTGGCAATCGCGGCGAACAGGTCTAACTGTTGCCCTGTTGTAACGGCACAAGTTGTAAAAAGCTGCGCCGCAGTGCTTGTTGGGGTTAAAGGTGTCGCCCTCGTATCCGCCAAGCGGTTCTTCAACAGTGCGCGTACCAGCAATACCTATTTCCGGTACGCCGACAATTGCCGCACAGCGCAGTGTAATATCAAGGTTGCCATTTTTGCGCCAAGTAAAGTCGCTGCGTTTTTCGACAACCCACACAGAACTCGAAATAATCCACTTGGAGCCAATTTGAAGGAGATCTGATGCTCTTGTGCGCCAAGCATCTGCAGAACTTTGCAGATCGTCTAGGTTGACTTCTACGCCTTTTGCCTTGAAGCCGTCACTGTCAATAAGATCACGTTTTTCTAGCTCTCTGTAGTTATTGCCGTTAATCCGAAAAACAATCGTATCGCCTTCGCTGATTGTCACTCGCTGTCTGTTTTGCTGGGCAGCACCGCCAGCAGTTCCGCTATGTGCAACGATTCCCATACGGCGGGAATAGGCGCGACCTACGCCAGGCATCCCACGCTCAGGCGTGTTGTCGTGAATTACATCCGCTTTACTACCCGCAATTTTGCGTCGCTTAGCAATTAACTCGTAACGTGTGTCTTTATAGTCTTCTCCTTTCGTTGTGCTCCAAGGGGCACTGACTATTTCCCAGTTGAAGCGGTATGCAGTTCCGTTATGAATAGGCTCTGATACGCCGAACGTTGTGTTTTCCTGCGGCGTATATGCCATGCAAAAAGCATTGCCAAACTCAAGTGGCGGATCAAACGATGGAGCATTAAAAATTGCCCCGCCACCTGTAGCGCTAGACGCCCCGTCTTGCGTGCCTGCAATTTTGTTGGCGCTTGTCAGCTTGTTTTCTGCATTTGTGGACGACCAAAACAAGGCGTATTCGCTGCCGCCGAGGCTGTTTAGCGCGGCTGTACCTATGCGAACACCGCCGATTTCGGGAGGTTGTACGCCAGCTTCACCAGCAACATAAATGCCTTCAAAACGCTGAAAAGCGCCATAAGCGGAAAGGCGACTCCACACCAAGGCAGGTGCAAGAATCAAGCCGCCAGTTAGCGCACCATCAGCTCCGGTGCCGCGTTTGCCGAATGGAATTGGAATCGGCTGGCCGTATTCCGCAAGGCTGCTGACGTTATCGAAACTGGTGGTTTGGTTGAAACGTGTGGGGCCGATTTGATCAGCGAGCTTTTTGCCTTTGATCTTGGCGGGCGTTTCAAGCGCTGGTGCCTTAGGTGCCAGCAAAATGCTGACGGCAGTTGATGCCACGCCCAGCACCAAGCTGACAATGGCTACTGTTAACGGGTCGTTTACGACATTAGGAATGTGCGCATATTCCGCCGGACGCACACGCGCCTGCAGTTGTGCGTGCCGGACAAATTGACGGTATTCCTGTTCAGTGCAGCCCAGCGCTTCGATTAGCGCGATTTCATACGGTAGGAGCGGCGGATTGTAAGGGCGTGCGCCGGTTTCCAGTCCACCGCCTTGAGCTGCTGGTTGATGTACAGAATCCCGGTCTGCCATGTAACCCCAAATGCCAACGGTGCTGCCGTCAGCAGCGCAATGTCTCCATCGTAGGAGGGCGCGTCAATCCGAGAGCAGTATTGTTCAAGCTCGCGCAATACTTGGCGTGGCGTCATTGCGTACCAGCTGGTTTGCACTGCCGGCGGACTCATGCCCATCAGCTGCAATGCGTCGATCACAAGGTGGATGCAGTCGGCATCGCCGTAGCTGTAACGTCGTCCAATCAGGTGCTCACACACTGATCTGTGCCGTAAACGGGATGTTGCCGACTTGCCAACGGTGCAACCGGCGGCCTGGGATGTTCGCCTGCACTGCATCCAATACAGAGTTCAAGCTCATTTGAATTGCAGTTTCATCCCATCCACCGCTAGAGCAGCTACCCCAGTAGGTATAAAGGGTGCTCTGAACAGCCCCAGATGAAGGCTCCCAGAGCACCGTAGTAACCTTGGCAACCCACAGGTTATCGAGCGCTTCCGTAATCCAACTGCGCGTCATGTCAGTGTTGGCAAATTGCAACGTTGCATCCAGATTGTCACCCTGCAGCGTTGCGACAGCGCCACCAAAACCAAACGGCAAAAACAGGTAACCGTTAACGTTTTGTCCGATGGCGTAGTTCTGGAAGCGATACTGCGCCGCTTGACCGCTGGGGCCAATGTCGAGCAGGTGACCGTAGGCGTATTCCATTAGATGCCAACTCCTCTACGTGTGGCGGCGCTGTTTTTGAGGCTGCGCATGGCGCGGCGCTCGCCTTGTACGGCGCCTTGTTGGGCTGCTTGTGCCATGCCGCGCTGGAACTGATCAGCGGTGACGTAATCCACGTTGTTGATGCGCTCCACGCTGTAACGCACGTCGATTGGTTCCATTGTGGCGACACCACCGCCTGCGGTAGCGGATTCGCCGCCATTGCCGGGGATGACGTTTTTCCCGCGTGCGCCAGCTGAGTAGCGACCCATTGCGGTGCGCATTTTGCTGGCGGGGATAACGTACTCGGGTTCTCCGCCTTCGCCGATTAAAGCGTTGGTGGGTCCGGTAACAAATCCACCTTCGGCATAACCGCCAACTTTGAGACCGGGCACAGCTGAAGGTGACTTCAGTGCGCCAGTTCCAGTCAGGTTTTTATTTGCAGTGCCAAATGTACCACCGCCACTTAAGGCATTAAGGATAGTTTGCAGAATGATTAGCGTCATCTGCTTGGCAATAATTTCAACTGCCATGCTGATAAAAGCATCGCCAATCTTTTTGAACGCATCGGCAAGTGCCTGCTGTGTTGATTTGGCGCCAGTGATTACCTCGCCAAATGCCGTACTGAAAGCGTCGCCTATAGCAGTCGCTCCATTGACGATTGTATCAATTTGTAGCTTGACTGGGTTTAGCTCTTCTTTGAGCTTGGTAATTGCGTCAGTCAAACCAGATGCAACTGTGCCTTCACCTGCCACGCCAAACTCAGTTTCACTTAGTGCTTTTTTGAATAGCTTTTCTGCTTCCTCTGCCTGCTTTTTCAGCGCCTCGGTTTGAAGATCAATGATTTCTAGCCTGCGAATTTCATCATTAAGTTGATCAAGATTGATGCGCTGTTCTGCGTTTTTTAGCTCTGCAATTTGCCTAGCGCGATCTTCGTAGTCAAACTGAATCTGCAGGCGTTTCTGCTCAATCTCATTTGCTTCGTCTAATAGCAATACTTGCCGTGAAAACTCAGTGCCAAGACGGTTGCCCAACTCAAGTGAACGCTGAATTTCTTGCGCAAGCTTTTCGGCTTCACGCGCTGCTTTGTCAACGCCTTTGCTCTTCCCTTTGCCAGTTGCTTCCATCAAGCCAGGCAGTGTCGCAGCAGCAGTTGGCGGTGCAGCAGTCGGTGGCGTGATGATACCTTGCTGATAACCGTATGTCCGCATCAAATCGCGAAAGCGTTCTTCGCGGAGTCTTTGAAACTCCTCAGAACGAATCATTGCGCCACTGCGCCCAAACTGTCCCGCATTTCTTCCACCGCGTAGTTTGGCAATTTGCAGCGCTTCTTCGCCGGCTTGCTTAAACAGCCGATCACGCATTGCCGGTGCAAGATTTGCACCTAACTGTCGCTGCAATAGAATCGTTTCAAAAACATTGTTAACTTGATTGGCAATATCAATCGCAAGCCCAAGGATGCTTTGCATCGCTGGTGCAAGGATCGTACCCAAACGTTGCGCTAGGTTTTGTACTGCGTCTTGCAATGTGCTCAACCGACCGGCAAGTGTATCGCTTTGTGCAACGGCACCGTTGGCATATTTGCCCCCAGCATCAGTTAACTTTTGAATGGCATATTCAACCGCTTCTGCACTAATCCGGCCTTTGCTTAGTGCATCTTGGAACTCTTCGCCACTTAGCTTGTATTCCTCGCGCAGCACTTGCTGCAATGCAACACCGCGTTCTTGGAACTGCAGCAGTTCTTCACCTTGCAGCCTGCCTTTGGCTTGCACTTGGCCGTAGGCAGTCACCAAGCCTTGTAGCTCAGCACCAGTAGCGCCGCTTACGTCAGCAAGTCTGCGCGTAGTCTCAACAACCTTGTTCGTCTGTACGCCAAAAGCCTGCAGCCGTTTAGCCGAATCAATCAGCTCCGTGCTAGTAAATGGTGTTACAGCACCAATATCTTTTAGCTCTTTGATAATCTGCGCAGCTTTTGTTGCACTGCCAGTCAACACCTCAAGGCTACGTGTTTGCTTTTCAAGCTCAGCAGTCTGCACAAAAACAAATTTGGCAGCCTGAATAGCACTAAATGCTGCTGCTAACTTGCCAACCGCAGCGCCAAGCCCGTTAACTGCGCGTTCGGTTGCCTGCGACTGCGATTGCACTTGCCGCAGCTTTTGTGTCGCGCCACGACTGTCAACATTGATGGCAACGTTGGCGACAACCGACACGACTTACCTACGGCGTTGCTTCAGTCTACGATCTTGCTCCTCGTTCTGCAGATCAAAGTAACTGGACCAGATCAATAGCTCTTCTAGTGTTACTTCACGGTTGAGCCGGGCTAGTGTGTAGCCCAGCTCTTTCGCAACGCCAAGCTGTAACAGCAAGAGGTTGTCTTTACTTAGTTCCCTTTTCAGGGCTTTTCATATCGGTTTCAGCTTCCTCAGGGTTGGTAATGATTGCCAGCATCATGCCTTGCAAATCGCTGTCAAGCACTTCGTTTTTCAGTTCAGCAATTTCACCAGCTTGAAACAAGCGCTGACCAGCATCGTCTACAGCTTTAGTCACCAGTAAGTTCAAAGCAAAACCATTGGGATCGTCACCGCCAGGCATTTTTTGCGCCCGCTCACGTTCTGCCATCGTCAACGCCGTAGCGTAAAACTCAAACGTGTCGCCATTGCCAAGAGTGACGACACGCTTGATTGGCTCAAGATTGGCAGCCTTCTTAAGACGTGCCAGTGCGGATGATGCCATGAAATAAATGTAGGTGGCCCCAGCATACGCTGGAGCCGTTCAACTATCAAGCGGAAGTGCTGAAGTCGAAGGTTGGTACACCAGCCGGGCGGAAGGTGATTTCCACCTGCTGAGCATCATCAGGGTTGATGTTCAGGCTAGCGGTCAACAGCACAGCATCCATAGCAATGGAGCGGCTCAATGCTTCAGAGCTTTGCTTGTCGGTATAGAGCTTGAAGGCACAACCAACTTGCTGGCGCTGCAGCACGTCTTCCACCATGCGGTTAGACAGTGCGCTGTCTTCGTTGGTGACGTACACAGTTGCAGAACCGGAGCCATCAGCGAAACCAGGGATGTAAGCACGAAAAGGTGCATACTGCCCAGCGGTTTGACCGATGGTTGTAACATCAATTTCTGAACGTGAAATTTCAAAGCTCCAGCTTTGTACCTGGCCGACAGCGGCATAATCCGCGTAAGCAACCTGAAACTCGTTGGGAGCTGCAGCAGTACCATCATCGGTGATAGTAATGGCTGCGCCACCAGCAGTAGCAGAAACCTGCAATGCACCAGAGGACGCGGTGTAGCTGATGACGTAATAGGTGGTTGCAGCAGCAATGCCTGCAGGCAGCGTGCCAGTACCGGCGCCACCAGTTTGGCTATTGACGACACTGAACACCACAGGATCGCCAACCTTGAAATTCAGGTAAGGCTCAACGGTGATGGTATCAGTGCCAACGTTGACACCGGCTTCGGCAAAGGTTCCGGTGGTGCCAGCGGGCTTGTAGTAAAGGGCGCCGGACGTACCGGACAAAACAGTAACAGCCATGTTGTGAACGGTAGTGGCTACGCCTAGTCTAAATAGGCTTCAAAGGTAAAGGTTAGCTGAGTTTGAAAATAAGGCTCAGGTGCTGCGGGCGTTATTTGCGCTGGCCCTGAGGCTGCATCAAAGATGATGCTGGCAACAGTGACGCGATCAAATAGGTCTTTAATCCGTTCTGCAATGGTGAAGTTTGAAGCAGTACCTTGACCCTGCGGCGTAAATACGTTGACAACTAGCGTACCAGTTTGGCGGTTAAAGCCAACAGTAGGACTAGTCAAGGTAGCGTAATTGTTGTCGCCAAAGCGGATAAACACCTGCACCCATGGTGTGTTGTTAGGCGGTGTGAACGGTACGTTTTGGTAACTGACAGGATAAACAGGAGCTAGCGCCATTTCTGTTGCGATGCGTCCTTCAATAGCAGCGCGAACATCGTTAAAAGTGCTGCTCATGATGTCCTCCCAATACGGTCAGCGTTGACGCGCACGAAGCCTTGAATGTCTTTGGCGATGCCTTGCACCCAGCCAGGACCATCAGTTTGAATACTGCTGCCGCCACCGGATGATGCCCATGTAGTTACGGTGCGCCTTGGGTTGTAGCGCGTAACTTGCTTACTGCCAGATCCAGCGGCACCAGAGGCAAGTGCTTCGGCATACGGCAAATTATTATGCACGCTGTAGATGTTGCCGATGCGCTCTTTGCTGTAGCCGATGCGCTCAATCGGTAACTGCTGCGGATAGCTACCTTTCGGCTTGCGACCACCAGTTGCTGAGTTTTCGCCTACTTGCCAGCTAGCGCGAAAGCGACCAAGGTCAACCGGACTCAACTGTTTAACTCTATTGTCTGTTTCCAACACCGCCACACGCAGCAGCTTTTCAAACTGCTGTTCAGCGTAGTTGCCAATATCACCGACCTTGATAGTGCGTGCCATTATGCCCTCAAGATCAGCTCGTGGGTGATTGCTGTATTGTCTTGCTCAATCGTAGTCACGCGGATGATTTGATACGTCGTGCCGCTAATCAGCACTTCGTCTGCGGTTGTAGGCACTGCGCTTGTGTCAGCAGCAGCAATTAACAAACGCTTGTCACTCGCTTGAATCAGATCATTAACCTCGCGCAGGTTCACATCCTCCAGCACACCACGCACCACGGTGTCAGCAGTGGTTTCGCTAACGGTGCCAGTAGTTGGGTTGTAAGCACCGGCTGTAACAGTGCGAATGGTTGCTACACCGCCAAACTTTGCCATCAATTTAGAGGCAGTCTTCCGTAGCGAAGTAGCAAGTGCCATTAGATTTTATACGCGATACAAGCGCCGTTCTGTAGTTTGATGCTGGTAAAGTAACCAGTCATGTGAGCGCCTTGGTCAACTGAAGCGCCAGAGAAGTTGTTATCAGTGATGTTGGTTGAAATGATCGCATCAATCGTGCTGTTCTCGTAAAAGTCGATGTGCATGAACTTACCCGTATGGGCAGCCGTGTCATTGATGACTTCAGCGCCAATGCTGTAGTTAACGTCAGATGCGCCGCCGTGTGATTTTGCCATGATCAGATCCGGTAAGCGATAACAGAACCGCCAGTAGCAAGAGTAAAGGCGGTAAACACACCCTGCAGCTCAAAACCTGCGGGGAAACCTTCTCCGACAAGACTATTGCCGGTGTAGTTCTGTGCGGTGATTGCATCAAATGCGGTATTGTTTTTGACGATCACCAACCGATTCCAACGCCCAGTTTGCGCGTCGGTGGTATTCACGAAATCCCCGCCGATGCTATAGGCAGGATCAATGCCGTTATGTCTGGCCATGATCAGCTCCGGCGGATTGCAAAGTTACCTGGTCCACTAATTCTAAGCCCGGTCAAATACCGCTCATAGATGGGTGGCACGCGATCAGCACCTGTAGCACTGGCGCTAGCACCTGCGTTTTCAATCCGCAGGCTACCGATAGCAACCGACTTGTAATCCTCGATGCCGCTCAGACCCATGCCATCCTTGTTGTTGTTCAGGTAAACAGCAAGGACACACTGAGCAAACTCAATACGATCAGGGATCTCGGAGTCGGTGTAATAATCTGTTGTAATGCGGAAGGGGAAACCTACGGCGTAGGTATTGATGTAGGTATCAGGCTTTCGCACACCAGTACGCGGCCACTGCAATGCTTGCGTATCAGTGGCACGAGCACCTAAAAAGCGTTCACGGTCAATACGCTGCGTGGCAGAAAACAGCGCACGGTTCTTTTGATCCGTCGTAGCAGATGCCCAAGCTACAACGTCATCATCTTGCACGAAGCCTTCAATGATCAGCTCCGCTGCTGCCAGCGTTAGGTAGCTGTTGGCGTTTGCGCCCCCTACCGTTGCGTCGATTGTGATTGCCATCGGTAGGTTCCGTGGTCAGTTCAAGTTTAGGTGCGGGCTCAGCAATAGGAAAAGAGGCTGCCTCCTTAGAAGCAGCCTCACGTTCCTGGCGTCGCCGGAAGGCGAACAAACCCATCAGGCAACAGCAGCAGCAGTGCTACCGAGACCGTACAGGGTGATTGCTTCAGAGCCACCAGCAACGGCGGTTACACGACCAAGGAAAACCTTGGAGGCATTCTGAGCAACAGTTGCCACACCGCTAACGGTGACGCCAGTACCACCGCCGATGGTGATGGTGTTAGCGCCAGCCGATGCGTTCAGCACCACCAGCATGAAAGTGGTGCCCACTGCACAGTCACCGCCGATAGCGGCAACGATTGCAGCAGCGGTAGCGGTGGTGTAGGTAGCAGCAGCAGTAGGAACACCACGGATGATGGTGTTGTAGCTGTTAGCTGCACTCAGGGTTGCGGTAGCAGTAGGAGCTGCCAGACCCATTTGCCCAGGCAGAAGACCGCCGGGGATGTCACTGAGTTCGAAGATCGAAGCCATGATTAAGTACCTCCTCAGTCCATGTTGGAGACGTTGGTGGCACGCACGATGCCGATGTTCTTCAGCTCATACACCTTGGACCAGTTGGCCACGGTTTCAAGCTGAGCACGGGTCGGGTTCACCGTGGTAACGCCCCACTTAGCACCAACGGGGTGGTAGCAGTAGTGAAGATCAATCGACATGGCATCGCTCTTAGCGAGGATGTCACGGTCGGTTTCAGTTTGCATTGCGAGCTGTTCGCCCGATGCAACTGCACCTGCGGTGAAGAAGAAGGTGCCGTATTCAGTGCTAGCGCCGGAACCGGCAGTAGGCACATCATCGGACACCAAAACTCGGAGGCCCATGTACGTCGGCACTTGCACGTTGCCGTATGCAGGAGCAATGCTGCCGCCAGAAGCAGTAGCACCACCACCAGAGGCATCAGTAGCGAGCACATAATCCACTGCTTTGCGCTCAACCAAGTCATAGTAAATTTTGCTATGCATGGCAACCGCAGTCAGCTTGTCACCCTGATCGCCAAGGATGGCGCGGGCTTCAGCAACGTGACGGGGGCTAAGTGCAGTGGGGGTATCAGCAGCTTCGGAGTCGATACAAAGATCGAAGAAAGCCGAGCTGCTGGTGTTGCTGTTCAGGCTGCCGAAGCAACCTTGCAGGCAGGACAGCAGATCCTTTTGACGCTGGTTAGCGACGTAATCAGCGATTTTGGCGCCGATGGCAGCCATAGGATCAGAACCTGCAGCAAGAGCTGCAAGATCACGAGCCTCGAAAGCGCGACCACGGTGCAGGATCACACCAACTTGCTTGTCGGCAGTGATTTTGCCAGGGGTGAGGCTGCTGGAATCAGTCAGCACCTCAAAATCGCCGGAAAGGTTGGCTTTCCAGAAGGGAACGTTGATAAAATCACCGCCCTCGGTGGCATTCAGCTCCGCCATAGGCTGCACCACACCGGAAGCCAAGAAGGCATCACGCTGAGTGGTTTGCTCAATGACGTAAGGCGTAAATACCTCGGGGATGATGATGTCAGAGCGAAGAGTCGCCACGACAAGTCCTCAAGATTGGTTTACGGTTTGGGCGCAGCCCTCGGCTCAGCGTGGCGCAGCCATCACGAGCGAACACATAAATACTAACGCCCCGCTGCTACTTTCAATTTTTCGTACAAATCACGGTCAGTGCGGAACAGACGTGACTGTTCGGTGAGGTTGAAAGATTCTGGTGCGAACGGGTTTTTGATGCCTGCTGGGATGTCGCCAGTACTGCGACCAACAGGTGCGCCACTGCCTTGCGGCTTGGGTTGCTTCTGCATCCAAGCTGGCAGTTGCTTTGCCCACTCTTGTACGGGTGTGCGTTGGTAGCCGTCTACTACGACGACGGTGCCATCAGCTTCACGCTCGATCTTGTCCGGTGACAGCTTGGTTTTCATTACCAAGTCAGGATCATGCACGATGTCAGCCAAGGCGCTGACAGCAGGCGTAAGCAGCTCAAGCTCACGGACACGGGCTTCAAGCTCTGAGATGCGCTTGTCCTTTTCCGCCGTCGCCTCACGGAACTGCTGCTCCAGAGCTTGCCTTGCTTCTTGGTACTTGCCCTGTGATTCGAGCTGTTGCTGCTCGTAGTTGCGCTTGAACTCAAGTAGCTCATCGACGTTTACCCCATCCGGCAGCTTTGGTGCTTTGGACTTGGCTTGCCGCAATTCAGCGATCAGTTCTTGGTTTTTACGCTCAAGAGCTTCTACGCTGCGCTGCAACGCTTCAGCATCAACCGTAGGAGCCGCAGACTCTACGGTTTGGTTTTCTTCGGACATGGATAACCCGCAGGGTTAAATTGCACCCTAAAGGTTATCACTTTTTGAGCGGCGCTTCACGTAGCTCTGAACGTAGCTTCAAAACCTTGGCGCCAGTGGATTCTGATTTGAGTTCAAGGACAGGATCACCAGGCTGCGCCAGCCTGACAACCTGACCGCCACTCTGCGTGGTAATGGTGGCACGCTTACTAGCAGTGCCGGTCACTTTGCCGAAAGTGCGAACGCCTTGATAAACCCAGCTAACGCGAGAGCCGATACCGATTGCCATTTACTTAGCCTTCCGCTTGCGTGATTTTCCGGCTTTTGCGTAAGCGATTGCTACCGCTTGCTTTTGCGGTTTGCCCGCCTTGATTTCGCGTTTGATGTTTTCCTGAATTGTCTTTTTGCTCTTGCCTTTCTTCAATGGCATAACGCCAGTCCTCGATGCCCGTTAGCAGTGTAGAGCCATCAGCGGTTGCCCAGCCCTTATCGGTGTAAATAGCGGGAATCCATGCTTCACCGTGCAGTGCTTCTACGGTGTCGCTTTTGATATGGAAGATGCCTTCGTTTTTGAAGTGCCTAAGACTGGGCAGATCCATAGCGTCGTCTGAGCTGTTCCAAGGTTAGTTCGCTGCCATCATCGCGGACAAGTTTGGCCATGGCATCCTTGGCGCCATATTTCTCTACAAGCTTGTTGAAGTATGGCACCCGTTCTTTGCCTAACACTTCGGCTTTGGTAGCAGCGTCTTGCTTGTTTAGCCACTGACCGTAGGACAGATCAGCAGGCACCTGACCATCCATGCTGGCACGCTTGCCTGGGGGTGGTGGAGTGAAGCCTAATTCGTCGTAATCGATAACTGGCACTGTGGTTGATCTGCAGTTGAAATGCTGCGGTGGTGTTGGACCTTTGCCGTATGGAAACTCTCTACCATCCAATGCACGGCAAATGCTGCTGGTGCGGGTATCCAGTGTTGCCACATAACGATATTTTTGAGTGATGTCTTGATTGGCTTCATACACTTGCTGGCTGGAAGCGTTGGCTACTTGATTGACGCTAGTGCGCACTAGGGTTATCACCTGATTGTTTGTCGCCTGCGTTAACTCACCACCTTTTTGAGTAATTTGCCTGACGCTGCCAGCTTCACCTAGCTGTAGGTTGCCGATCAGGCGTTTGGCAATAGCAGGCGTTGGTTCGCCAGTCAAAAGCCCATTTCGTACAACCTGTGCAAAACGCTCAGCTTGATCAACGGAGATGCCGCGAAATGCCTTTTGTACAACCTGTCCATTTGGCAACGTGATGGTGGCACCCTTAGCAGCGGTCAAGCTGTAGGTTTGCGGTGCGCCTTGTACAGCGGCAAACAGATCATCGCTCAGTGTTACAACGTTGATCTGCGTTGGATCTGTGGTGACGACCGACTGCGCAAACTGCGGGCTGATTTCTACGGTGCGAACTGCATCACGAGCACCAGCAGGCAAAGCGCGACGCAGTTGATCGGTAACAAACTCAGACTGCAACAAGGCTAAACCCTGCAAATCTGCTGCGGTAATTTCGGTTGCATCACCTGCCCACGTAGCAAGGCTGTCTTTTAGTTGCGCCAAAATGCCACGCAGCCTGGCAGCCTTAACCGGCGCTGCTAACTCATCAATGGTGCGTAGCTGGTTTACGGCATCAATGATGATGTCGTTGTAGCTGTTGATGATACGCCGCGCAACGCTATTGCTGTAGCGGTTCAGATCAATGGCATTACGGTAGAGGCTAGCTGGTGTGCTCACGGATCTATCCCAATATCAGCAGGATGACAAGCTGTAATTGAATGCACGTCTGCGCCTTGTTTTAACGCTTCTTTGAATAGCCCCAATACTGCCTCACCAGTATCATCGCCAGCATCTTCAATGCTCATTTCTTCTACAGCGTAGATTTTGCCCTGCTTAAACCATGACACCCTAACGATGGCAAATAAATTAGGCGGCAGCGTACCCTGCACGCAAGACAACTGCTGCTTGCGTGGTTTCTTGAAAGCGCCCATCATCAGCCACATCAGCATGGTTACATCATGCCGGGATTTCTTCGTCAGACTCGTCATCCAACGATTCCTCAGGCATTTGTTGCATTGCCCGTGGCTCAGGCTGCGCCATTTCAATCAGCCCGCCGTTTTGCGTAGCCTCCAGTTCCTCTTCTACGTCAAACTCATCACCTAGCACTTCGCCTTCGCTGAGCTGATCGAGGAGTGTTTTCTGCGTGATAGTGCCAGCGGTGTAAAGCTGCAGTAGCGACTGGATTTCCTGCGGTTCAAGGCGTGAACCAAGGAAGTCGCGGTTGACGAAGCTACTACCAGCTTCAGGGATGTTTAGGTATTGAGCGTGGTAGAACAGGCAGTTGTCGATCAGATCCTGCATATTTTGAGCGATCACCATCATGGTGGAATCACCCTGGCTGCGGTCAATACGCTTAGCCTCGGCAGTTTCAGCCGATAGCTTCTGACCAAGCACAGCAGATAAGCCTAGCTCGTTGATTTGATAGGCAATCTGCTCTAGGCGTTTGAACTGCGCTTCAAAGCTGTTACCGCTAGGTTCGATGTACTCTGCCCGCCCTTCTGATGGGAAGGCGATAGCCTCACCAGGACCAGCGGATACTTCCTCGGCGCTAGACGGGAAGCCGAAGAATGCCAGCATCGGCACTGCTGAAATGTGCAGTTGATTATCTAGGTCTGATTGGATTTGATACGCCTTGAGGTTTAGCTCCGCGATGTCTTCCATCGGCGGGCGTGATTCCATAAAGTTGACACGATTAGCGTAAGCAACGCTGAAGGGGATAGCGTCTAGCGTTGTGGTGCCGCTGTCATGGATCTGGAAATCGCCAGACTTTTCATCACGGCGGTGCAGTTCAAAACCACCGGGCGTCAGGACACGCACCTGCTCAACTTCCTTTTCGCCGTAAAGCCCATCAGGCACGATTACCTTTTCTAGCAGGCGTAGCTGGCTAAGCTGCTGCGCTCCATCTACCAGCTCTGTACGCCAACCAAGGATCTCACGC